ATAATCGAACTCTATTGCAGCCCCATCAACGAAAGTCATATCCAAAATATAAAATTCCATATACAATCATCAATGCAATTATTGTAATTATTGCCAGATACATTGCTATTTTTTCCATGACTTCCTTTGGTGGAGCTGATCGGAATCGCACCGATGTCTTACAAGATACCCTCTCAGGTCATAAAACAAATTCTTGTGTTCTGTAAAATATTTATGTTATCCACTATTTTTAAAGTGAAATGCATCACAAACATCTTTTAGTTTATGTATGTAATCTAAGGGATTGAACACTCTCCAATCAACATGAATGTCTTGATCCATCAAAGGGTTATACTTCTTACCATCAAAACGAATCAACGAACATATTACAATCTTCTTCGGAATGATACCATATAACTCATAGAGCATCCTACAGTATGCTGTTCCTTGTAAAATGTATGAAAGTATGTACTCTTCCTTTTTGATATAAGTTGCAGTTTTCCAATCAATGACTGCAAGTTCTCCTTCGTAATCTGCAATCAAATCTGATGTTCCTGCAACCTTTAGACCATCTGACCACATTCCCAATTCAATGCCACGAATGTTATCTATCTTTTCATCTATTTGAGGTATTGCATATTTAACAAGTTCCTTATGATCTGCTGGTGCTTTCTCTAGAAAATTTTCATTCCCTTCAAGATACTGCTCAATATAGGTGTGTATTTTAGTTCCCCTTCTTGCGGCCTTGGATGTAATCTTATCTGCTTCTTCTTTTCCTACCCTGTCTCTCCATGCTTGAATTCCTGGCTTAGAGATGATTTGATATAGGACATTTGTGATAGAAGGGTAAGTACCATTTGGAGAATGATACACTCTACCATTTGGATTTGAGTTGTCTTGTTCTAATAGATTTCTTTTATTTTCAAGAAGATCATAGTTAAATTGTTTCATAAAAAAAACGGAGAGACTTATTGGGCCTCTCCGTTGTTGATCAATAATTAAGATTAACGAACATTAATAGTATTGTGTTTATGGTGCTTTTTAATTTCTCTCAAACGATCTCGGAATCCTTCGTCTGGCTTCTTTCCTGCAAAGTGCCACGGATCACCATGATATGGTTTAGCAAGTGATTGAATCACCTCACGTTCAGAACACTCTGGACAAGGTTCTTCGGTGGGTACTTTTCTATCACGAATCTTCATTTCTTTTTCAAATTCATGGTCACACGAATTACATTTATAATCATAATACGGCATAGTCTCTCTTTCCTCTAATTATATGTATTATCACGAATCTATTAAATATCCGTCCTCATCAATCATATCATCACAAGGCCCCACAATACAAGTCCATTTCTTATTAGAACCTTCTGGTTCTACATATGTATTTTTCTTGAAGACTTTCTTTACAACCTTCTTTTCTTTTTCTTCCCTAACTTCTGTAACAATCTTTCTTGTGATTTCTACACAGTCAGGACAATCGCCAGTCAATGGATTTAACCAACATCCATTAATTGCTTCGCAAACTTCTTCAGTGATGTATTCAGTTTTAATTACATTTCCTGCAAGTGCTGCAGAACCAAAAATTAATGTAAATACTAATGTACTCAATATCCGTTTCATCATATAATCTCCTTTTTTTAGTTTATGAGTATATTATACAGTATATAAACGGATTTGTCAAGTTTTTTCACCTTCTATTTCTATTTTTTGCTTTGTAGAAGATATGTCTATCTATAGATGCGACTTTCTTATGTTGATAACTCCAACTTGGAAAAGACTCCATCCAATTCGCATGATAATGTGTTGCTCCATCTGTGATGTCAATCAAAATTCGTTTTTGATATTTGTGCATCACAAGACTTGCTAGATCTTTTGCATCTTCCCATGTTCTGCCAGGATTCGGATCATCCCCCCGGCCATCGCAGTACCATGAAAATTGACACATATCCCTTAAAGGAACCCATTCTTCTATTTTTGCATTATACCGATGTTTGCCCTCTTTCACGACTTCACATACACTATTAGGATATTTCTTTGAAATAGTCCTATTGAGTGTGACATTCGCCACCGCCAGCTTCCCTGCTGTACTTTCCACACCAGCCTCAAAGTAGATATTCTTCGCAAGACATTCAATATCTCGGTTTGAGTATCTAATATAATTGAGAGGTTTTACTGGTTTGAAGTAGTAACCGCCATTGTATTCTTTCGTATCAGTGACATTACTATTCGTTGGTGTGGTAATGAGTAATATAGATAAAAGAGCAAGTAGAAATTTTCCTACTCTAACCATATTTGTACCTTTGTTTGGTTAATCATTCATATCAACAAAAAAACATAAAAAACTAATTTCAACCAAATTGTAGTTATATTTATGTCCTTTTAACCTTCAACAACCGCTTCCTTTTTGGATTTGGTTGGTTTTTCCTCAATATCTGGAAGAAGATCTGGCCACGTATCCTTGACCAATTTATATGAAAGGCCCTTATATGTTATCTTTTTGTCCTTCATTGCAATAATAAGTTTTGCATCTTTGGAGTCAAGTCTTTCTAATAACTGAACAAACATTGCTTCCCTTCTCAACATCGGAAGTTCATGTGGACTTGGACTAATATAGTAATCCAATTTCTTCACTTCATAATGAAGAGATGAATCTCCTGCCGTATCGTTGGGAGTATATGGTGGAGATCCTGCTGGAATTTTCCATTTTACGTCTGGATGATAATTCAATTGCAATATTGCTTTGAGTGCAAAGTTATCTCTATCCAACAAAATTTGTCTTTTTTCTTCTCTTGTTTTGGCCTTACCTACCAGTTCAAGAGTTTCAACTACATTCACTTCTGGCATTACATATCTCCTGTAAATTGTTTATCTGTCATTGCAATAGTTCCTGTTTTTATATATTCTCTATTTTCTTGAGTAGCATATTCTGTCTCATCCAAACCTTTAGTCCATACCATTTTGATGTCTGGATAAAATACTCCTACAGACCTTTTAGGAGTTCCGTCTGAATGATATGCCATTGCTACACATCTTGGAACAACCTTGTGTTCTTCATTTTTTCCGGCAAACATAGCAATCCAATCACCAGTTTTAATATAATGTTCACACATACGAATATATGCTTTCTTTGCATCTGCTTGGTTTGATGCCTTCTGTTTATCTTGTGGAGTGTTCCTTGTTCCCCTAGATTGTTTATTGAATTGAGCAATAAGGTCTTTAGATTCTCTGATCCATTCCTTCACATTCTTGAAAGAATATATGTCATCATCTGGAAGTGCAAGGACTGTTTTACTGACATTTTTGTACTCAGCAGGTTTCCTCTTCTTACGCATTTCAATCATACGTTGACGGAGAGCTTCTCTCTGTTCTTCCGTAATTTTACGAGTACGTTTAACCTTCATTGGTTTTCGTTCAACTGTCACTTTCTTCTTTGCCATTATGATTTTTTCTCCAAATTGGATTTTATAGTTGATAACATCATCTCCCATTGCTTCGCAGTAGTTTCAATGTCATAGTGCATATCAAAATATTGCTTCTGGACAGCAAGTCCACCTTGAACTGGTGCTTCCCAAAAGTTATCAATTGCATCTTTCAGTACAAACGCAAACTTTCTTGCGTGTTCCACTTTATCATGAACATAACCATACATCCATGCAAAGTTTGCACAAGTTTCGGGTAGTACTGCAAGATTCGGACATACTACGACACACCCTGCACTCATTGCTTCAATTACAGAAATACAAGCGGTTTCTGCATAAGTGTTTGGATATGCGAGTATATGTGTTTTCTGAAGAGCCTCACGTATCTCTTCATTTGAAACTGTACCATGATAATTAACATTCGGTGTATCTTTACAAGCATCATACAATGGTTTATATTCATCATCTCTTGATCCCCATCCGTATATTTTAAAACTTGAATATATGTCCAATTCTACATTCTCTAATTTCATTGCACGAAATGCACCAATCAATACATCCAATCCACGATGTGGTGTAGAGATATATGCAAGTCTTATCGGCCCGTCTTTGGGTTTTGTGTGTATCGGAATAGGTTCAATTGCATTCTTGAGAACTACACTTTTTTCATATTCTACACCAAGATCAAGATGATATTTCTCTAATGACCAATCAGAAGGAAATACAAATCGTTCAAACTTGTCTCTCTCCCTTTCTTCTTTTAAAAATTGAACTTCTGGATCTCTTGATGTATCTTGAAACCAGAGGATTCTTGGCTTATCTTCTAACTCACGAACTCTGGAAAGAATCACTTGGAAGTGCCCCCATAAGTCCTCAGGCACCCTCTCCTTGACTCTTTGATATATCAACTCACTTCCACCCTTTGCGTTCTTTGATGCTTCTACAACATCTTCGCTCACAGATGGTGGATTTACTGTAATGGTTTGATTTTCTTTTTGTTTTTGTTTCTGATTCTTGTTTTTAATCTTTTCTATTTTAGAATCATCAAACACCATTAAACTCATTCTGGCTCTCCAATCTTATCAAGGGATTCAACTTTTTCCAAAGCTTCCATTGCTTCTTTATGGGATTTGTCTTTTTTAAATAGATTTCGGATCTTTTCAAAGAGGGATTTAAACATAATTTTCCACTTACTTTATTATATTATAACAGATTGATTATATATTGTCAAGTTTTTTTTAAAATAAACTATACTGCTGGATTCCATTAAATTTGTGTGCAAGGAAACCATCTTTCCAAACTTCCACATCTTTACCACGTTGTTGCATAACGACTGCTTCATTTAATGCATCATCTAAATTATATTTTACTACTTTATTATCTTTTGTTTCAACCGAATACGTACTATGCAAGTTGGGGGATTGCATTTTGCTCCTATGAGTAGAATCCTGTCCTGCATATGTAATATGCATCTACAATATCAGAAACAGGGTTAGAAATTTTGGTTGATTTGGGAGACAATTCCTCTTTCAAATCAACATGAGTTTCGGACAAAAAAGTATCATACATCAATTCTTTATTGGCATTTCCCTTTCCTGTTGCGTGTTTCTTAATTACTGTAGGTGGTATTGTAACATATTTAAATCTTGCTTCCTGTAGTTTGTATTTGAGTACTCCAACATTTTCTGCGATATGAAAAACTCTTCCAGTTGCAGCGAATGCGTAATCCTCTAGATATATCTCACTGACTCTTCCACTGTACCACCGAACACATTCAATGGCCCAATTTGCAAGTCCAGAATATCTTTCCATTTCACATGAATATTTAGGATATTCGTATGCGTTGAACATCTTAAATGTATCTTGCGATTTGGTCTGTTTTATAAAATGAAATTTACAATCTTCAAATTTAATTTCTTTGTTAATTACTTCGGCCACACATATTGCAGGAGAAGTTAGAGAATAATCAATTCCTGCAACATATTTACAATTCTTCTTCTTCGTCATAATACGGCTCCATTAATATCCCACAAAACGCACAATGAAATGCGTGTTCTTCTGATGTAATATCATCTGGATCGTATGACATGGAATACATTGCATTACAATTACTACATTCTATATCTGTTTCGACTTCCATTTCTCTCCAATTATAGGTCTACAATTTCACAACCGCCATCTGCCGAACAAGCAAGTTCCTGCGAACCAGCGGTATAATCTCGTTGTTCGTATTTAGATAATATATTCCAATCCACATCTTGTGGTATGTCTTTTAATAATTCTTTATAATCTTCTTCTGTACAATCTTGATAGGGTGCTTGTCTATAAGTATGATCACTAAAAGGTAAGAATGATATTCCACTAATTGCATCAAAATTATCCCATACCCATGCACCTACTCCCATCCATTCATTTTCTTTGACCGAAATGGTAACAGATGGTTTGTGTTCGCACCAATGTTCTTGATAAGTTTTCCACAATTGTAACTGTGTTATTGCAGACATATCTTTTCTGCAAATTGCATCTTTGGGACTTTCCATTGGAAATGAAAATACTGTAGTGTGTTCTGGTTTGGTTACATCTGGTTCATTAGGAAATCCTGCTTCTTTCATCATCTTACAAAGTGGATCTTTGTTATCTGCCCTTACTGTCCTAATATAAAAGGGATTATGACGAGCATGAATTCCACTTGCAGAATCAACAAGCTGAGACACAGTGCCACTAGGCTTAACACAAGTAATAGCTGCACTACGTTGGACACCCAATCGTTCAGACCACTCTTTGTTTGTTTCAACGGCCACGGATCTAAGTTCATCCAATAATTTTTCCAGTCCTTTTTTGTTTCCATTTGTAAATTTATTGTCTAAAATTCCTGTTAAAGAAACACCTAAGAGTCTTTCTTCAGTACAATTACGTTCCCATTCTTTTGTGAGGTATTTGAAATTTGTAAGGGTTGACTGAAACGTGCCAAGGATTGTTGCAGCCCTAACTTTCTTAGCAAGAGATTCGGGAGTGTCATGTCCTCTGACAACGACTTCCGAGAGATTACAGAATTCTCTACTTCTAAGAATGATTTCAGAGCAAGGGTTTGTACCAAAATCAGACTTAGGTTCTCTTCTGAGAATGAATCCACCTTCTCCATCTTCTTCCCTTTCATTTAATGATGCAACTTGCTTCATTGCAGACTCACCATTATATATTCCACGTTCACCAGATTTGGAATCATAAAGAGACAACCACTCCCTCATGAAAGTTCCACTATCGGGTTTTTCTTTATAG